TGCAGCCTTTGACGGCATGGGCCAAGCAAACGTCAATGACATGACCCCAGTTATTAGACAGGTGCTGGGCATTGACCGCCCACAGGTTGCCTGATGGCTTACACAGACCTGTTTAACGAGGCAATTGCTGACGTCACGGCCACATTGCAAGCGGTTACAGGCCTGCGCGTCGTAAACGACGCTACAAAAATAGTGCCTAACTGTGTGTTTCTTGACGCGCCAAGTTTTGAGACCATCGCCGGCAAAGGCAACATTGTGCGCATGACATTTCAAGTCAAGGTCATTGGCACAGGCCCAGCAGGCCTGCCGGTACTGCAAAAACTGTTGAGCATTGCCGCCAGCGTGCTGGCAAGCCCAATTATTGTCATGTCAGGCCAGCCAGGTGCAGTCGAAATGGGCGGGGCGACCTACCCGTGTTACAACTTGCAAATGGCTTTACAAGCACAGACAACATAAAAGTGTTACTCTTTACCCATAACGAAGTGTTACCACGGGAGACAAAATGGCAACTTCAACATATCTAACGAACCCGACAGTGAACCTTGCGCCCACAACTGGCGGCGCAAAAGTTGATTTAACCGACCAGTGCCGTAGCGCAACCATCACCCTTGGAGTTGACAGTTTAGAGTCAACTGCTTTTGGCGATACTGGCCATCGTTTCGTGCCTGGCTTGCAGACCGTTGCAGTAGACCTTGAAATGTACCTGTCATACGGCGCTGGAGAAGTTGAGGCAACCCTGTTTGCAAACTTAGGTACTGGCACAACAGAGTTGACTATTTCGCCATCTGGCACAGCTGAGAGCGCAAGCAATCCTGAGTACACGATCATTAACATGCAGCTTGTTAACTTCACGCCCATTGCCGGCGCGGTGGGCGAACTCAGCATGGTTACCGCGTCGTTTGTAGGCGGAACCTACGCGCGCGATATCACAGCACCATAAACAACCCGACGCAAGGCGGCAGACATGCAAATAACATTGAAACTCAATACTGGCGACGGCCCGCACCAGGTCACAACAAACCTTTGGTGCGCTGTGCAATGGGAACGTAAATACAAGCGCAAAATGTCAGACTTAGCGCAAGGCATCGGCGCAGAGGATTTGGCTTATCTTGCTTGGGAGGCCAGCAAAAAAGATGGCATCACAGTGCCAGTTGTTTTTGATGACTTCATAAAAAAACTGGTAGCAATGCCCGAAGTTGTTGAGCAAGAAGACTCAAACCCTACGCAGGCGGCTACAGACTAGCTCTTTGTCATCTTCTTTTAGAGACTGGCTTTTGGCCGCCGAACATAGAATTTTTGAGCGCTGACCTGAACACTTGCATTAGTATTATGAACAAAGCAAGGCAGCAACGATGACAGCGACAGTTAACACAGAACTTGTGGGTATCCGAGAGGCTGTGGCTGCGCTGAACAAAATTGAGCCTGGGCTACGCAAACAGTTTGCTGCAGAACTCAATCAGATAGCCGCGCCGGCAATACAGGCCGCCCAGCAGCGCTACTCGACTTTAGGTGTGCCGTTGTCTGGCATGTCTAAGCCTTGGTCTAGCAATGGCCGTAAATTGTTCCCATATGACCCTGTAAAGGCGTCTAAGGGCGTCAAAGTCAAATTGGATACAAGACGCAACAACAACGGCGTTATTGTCATACAGCAGACTGACGCAGCCACCGGCATATTTGAGACCGCGGGCCGACGCACCAGCAACAACCTTGCAACCAATCTGGGCAACACGCCACAGCAGGGCCGCACCCGCATTTTTGGGCCAGCCGTTTACAGCCAGATACGCGCGATTACAGTCGAGATAGAGCGCGCGGCGTTGCGCGTCGTTAACAAGGTCAATAGGGAAATGCGATGATTTCAATACCCATTATTAGCGATTTTAACGACAAGGGCATAAAAAGCGCTATCCGCGAATTTAAGCAGCTGGAGACCGTCGGGCAAAAAGCGCAATTCGCCATTAAAAAAGCGGCTGTACCAGCGGCCGCAGCATTGGGCGCTGTAACTGCTGTTATTGGCGACAGCGTCAAAGCAGCAATAGAAGACCAGGCGGCACAGGCTGGCCTTGCTCGACAAATTAAGGCAAGCACTGGCGCCACTGATGCACAAGTGCAATCTGTCGAGTCTTACATTTCTAGCCTCGCTAAAAGCGCGGCAATATCGGACGATGAGGCGCGGCCAGCATTTCAGAAGTTAGTCGTTGCCACCAAAGATGTTACAAAAGCGACAGAGTTAATGAACTTGGCGACTGACGTCGCGGCGGCGACAGGTAAACCGCTGGTCGATGTCAGCGAAGCATTATCAAAAGGTTATGCGGGAAATATGAAAGCGTTAGGCGCGCTTAGCCCAGAGATCAAAGCAATGATCAAAGACGGCGCCAGCCTTGCCGACGTGCAAAAAGTATTAGAGGCAAACTTTGGTGGTGCCGGCGAGGCCGCAGCAAACACAGCTGCAGGAGGCATGAAAAAACTAGGCATTGCATTTGGCGAAACCAAAGAATCAATAGGCCAGGCCTTTTTGCCGATCATGGAAAAATTGTTACCCGTAGTGCAAAAGTTCTCAGACTGGGCAGAAAAAAACCCAGAGTTACTTGCAGCTGTAATTGCCGGCATGGGCATTTTGGCTGGCTCAATTCTTGCTGTAAACGCAGCAATGATGCTGAACCCAGCGGTAGCGATAACTGCCGGCATTCTTGCTTTAGGCGCGGCTGTAATCTACGCATACAAAAAATTTGAGGGCTTTAGAGAAGTTGTGCGCGTTGTAGTCAACGCTATGGCGGGCTACATCGAGGGCATGGTGAACGGATTTATTAAAGCAATTAAGGTTGTGATTTACGGCCTAAACCTTGTTAAGCCAGGCAAAGACATAAAAATGTTGCAAGAAATATCTATAGGCCGTATGGCTGAACCAGTTGAGCCAAGCGACCCAGGCCGTAATGGCAGCGCCAATATTGCCGAAAGAAACAACAACATAAACATAAGCGTTTACGGCGGCGACCCTAACCAAGTTGTTGAGGCCTTGCGCTCATACATGCGCCAAAACGGCAGCGTGCCAATCAAGGTAAGCAACATCTTCTAATGGCAATAGTTCAATACCAGGTAGAGGTCGGCGCGACTTACGCAACGCTTACAACTGTTGTTGCCAACGTGCAAAACGTGTCTTTGACGTATGGTCGGCAAAAGCCTTTGGACGCTTACAGCGCCAATACAGGCAACGTGGTTTTGCGTTACCCGACCGGCTACACAACCCCCAATGCCCTTTTTGTCACAGGCACTTGGTTGCGCATATCCGTGAGGCTTGGCACGTCTGGCACATATCGCCAGCTCTTTGTTGGTCGCATAACTGACGCAATGGTGCAGTACGGCATCCCCTATTCTGGGGGCGTCGGCAACGCAGACTTTGTGACTTTGAGCTGCGAGGGAAACTTTGCAGCCTTTGGTCGAGTGCAAGGCAACAGTTACGCAATGACAGCCGGCACTTTGAGCGCGCAAGCAGGCCAGTGCGCAACACAAACAGGACTGAATGTCAGCACCACCAGCGCATTTGGTGGTACTCAGGCATTCCCAGCCACAACGATTAGTGGCACCTGGGGCGACTGGGTAAACAGGGCCGTACTGACAATGAACGGCAAGCTCATTGACATCAGCGACGGCATTTTGATGGTTAACGCATACCGCAAAATTGCTGGTTTTTACGGCAATTTCAGCGACACCACAAACGACGCCAGCAACCATATTTTTGAGCAAATATCTTTTAGCAGCTTGGCAGACAGTTTTTACACACAGGTAACTGTTGACCCTGAGTCTTTTCCCGAGGCCACAGTGTCGACAGGCGTTGCACCATTCCGCACGTATTTGGTTAACACGTTTAGCGCGTCAACAAGCCAGGCAACCGACTTTGCCAATTACCTGCTGTCTACTTACAGCACAGCTACACAGCGCATTTTGAGCGTGACCTGCAGCCTTAACGCCCAGAACGGCGATATTCCGTCATATGGCATGGATCAGATCGGCTCAACTGTGACCGTCACGTTTCGAGGCACCGTGTTTAACTGTGTGCTGGAGGGCGCAACGTTTAGCGGCAACCCGTCGCAGGCCAGCGCCACGTTCTAT